GTACAAAGGTAGTACTCTAGTCTCTATTAAGAAACTATACTTAGAGATGGAAGACATCACTGAGTACGAGTTCGCTAACAAGTACTTCGATGGGTGGAACCACTGGAAGCGTATCTGTAATAACAAGATACTCGAACCGCATGTTCTGTCTTGGAGAGAAGAACTAGAGCTCAAGCTACGTGCTCGTGGTGTTAAACAAATCATGGAGCACGCTAAGGGTCCTAAAGGCTATCAGGCATCTAAGTGGTTGGCTGATAAAGGTTGGGACGAACGTAAGGCTGGTAGGCCCTCTAAAGAGGAAGTCAACAAAGAGACTAAACTACAGTCTAGATTAAAAGATGACGTACAGAGTGACTTAGAGCGTATACGTAATTTAAGTCACTAGGAGCTACAATGGCTAAAGAGTCCAGAGAAATAATAGAGTTAAGGGAGGTCGCTGAAAAGGACCTCTATACATTTGCTAGTTTAGTGAACCCAGAGCGCTTATATGGAGAAGTCCACAAAGAGGTCTTTAAGTTCCTAGCAGCAGGTGATATGCCTAATGCCTTACTCTTACTACCGCGGGCTCATATGAAGTCTCACTGTGTGGCTGTGTGGTGTGCTTGGTATGTAACAACGCACCCAGAGACTACAATACTGTATCTCTCAGCAACATCAGCTCTAGCTGAATCACAGCTATATGCAATCAAGAATATCCTTACATCAGGTGTATACACTAGGTATTGGCCTGGCATGGTACACCCTGATGAGGGTAAACGTGAGAGATGGACTACCACACAGATATGTGTAGACCATCCTCAACGTAAGGAAGAGGGGATACGTGACCCTACTATCATAGCAGCAGGGCTTACAACTAACACCACAGGATTTCATGCAGATGTAATTGTACCTGATGATGTTGTTGTACCCGATAATGCTTATACAGAGGACGGTAGACGTAAAGTAGCAGCTTGTATGTCTCAGATGGCTTCTATTCTTAACACTGGTGGTATAATCAAGGCATGTGGTACTCGTTACCATCCTAGAGACCAGTACGATGAGTGGAAGAAACAGAAGATGATGGACTACGATGAAGATGGAGATATCATCGGTGAGTCTGAAATCTGGGAGATAATGGAGAAAGTCGTAGAGACAGAGGGTAAGTTCTTATGGCCAAGGGAAGCTCGTAAGGACGGAAAGGAATTCGGTTTCAACCTCAAGGAGCTCTCACGCATCCGTGCTATGTATACAGATACTACGCAGTTCTATGCACAGTACTACAACAACCCGAATGACCCCAGTAAGCATCGTATTAGTAGGGACAAGTTCCAGTACTACGACCCTAAGAATGTTAAGCAGATAGGGGGACGATGGTTCTTTAAGGGCAAGAGATTGAATGTATATGCATCAATAGATTTTGCATTCTCATTGAACAAACGGGCAGATAGTACAGCTATAGTAGTAATAGGAATCGACAGTGATGGTATGATATATGTGTTGGATATAGATAGATTCAAGACAGATAAGATTGCTGTTTACTTCGAGCACGTACTTAGATTGCACTCACAGTGGGATTTCAGGAAGTTAAGAGCTGAGGTAACAGTAGCTCAGGACATCATAGCTAATGACCTCATAGACCGTATAAGAGCTGAGGGTATGCGTTTATCAATAGATAAGCACAGACCTACCAGACACGAGGGTACTAAGGAAGAACGCATAGCTAGTATCTTAGAACACCGATACGATAACATGGCTATATGGCATGCTCGTGGGGGCTTTACAACTATCCTAGAAGAAGAATTAATACTAGCTAAACCACCGCATGATGATATAAAGGATTCATTAGCATCGGCTATAGAGATAGCTATTAAACCTAAAGAAGCAAGAGCTGCGAAGGTAGCTAATGATATATTTAATACATCCAGCAGAACCAGTAGGTTCGGTGGCGTAACTTATAATTAAGGAATAACAATGTCGGATAAAGTAGCTGAACTCAGCAGAATACTAGCTCCTCAAGACAAAGCCAGTCAAGTGGCATACATGTGGGATAAGTTCCACAAACAACGTAAACCTATTATTGAAGAGTGGAAGGAGCAGAGAAATTTTGTATTCGCAACAGACACATCAACTACATCGAATTCTAGCTTACCTTGGAAGAACAGCACCACACTACCAAAACTATGTCAGATTCGTGATAACCTGCACTCAAACTATTTAGGTGCTTTATTCCCGAATGATGAATGGTTGAAGTGGGAGGCTTACTCAGACAGCGATGCTGACGTTAAAAAGGCTAAAGCTATACAAGGGTACCTTGCTAACAAGACAAGGGAAGGAGGAGTCCGTGAGGAGCTCTCAAAGCTACTCCTGGATTACATCGACTACGGTAGTGCCTTTGCTACAGTTTCTTATGAGAATACTCAGAAGGAACAAGATGGAGAGAGAATTCCAGGATATACTGGACCTCGTGTAGTACGTATAAGTCCTATGGATATAGTATTCAACCCTCTAGCAGACTTCAGTAAGAGCTGGAAGATTATACGTAGTATCAAAGGTATCGGTGAACTCATTAAGATGTCTGAAGATGAACCAGACAACCAGTACCTACAGGAAGCCCTACAACGCAGGGAATTGATAAAGAGTGCTAACGGTGCATACTCAGTAGAAGACTGGGATAAAGCTGAAGCATATGAGGTTGACGGCTTCGGGAACCTCAAGGAATACTACGAGTCTAACTACGTAGAAGTTCTAGAGTTCTGGGGAGACTTCCATGAAGAGGGCTCAAAGGATATCACTAAGTCCAAAGTAATTACTGTAGTTGATAGAGCTACTGTAATACGTGAAGATGACATCCCGAGTTGGTTAGGTGAACCACCTATCTACCATGTAGGCTGGCGTAACAGACCTGATAACTCTTGGTCGATGGGACCACTAGCTAACCTAGTAGGTATGCAGTACCGTATCGACCACCTAGAGAACCTCAAAGCAGATGCTATGGACTTGTGTGTACATCCACCACTAGTAGTAGCTGGTGAAGTAGAAGAGTTCCAGTGGGGTCCAGGAGTTGAAATACAGATAGACGAGAACGGTAGTGTTACTGAACTCGGTAAGAACATGAATGGCATCATAGGAGCACAGAACGAAATAGCGTCCTTAGAGGCCCGTATGGAGCAATACGCTGGTGCCCCTAGTGAAGCTATGGGTATTAGGAGTCCAGGCGAGAAAACAGCCTTTGAGGTCCAACAGCTACAGAACAAAGCAGGTCGTATATTCCAAGAGAAGATTACTAGCTTTGAGATATGTTTGTTAGAACCAGTAATGAATGCTATGCTAGAGATATCAAGACGTAATATGGATAGCAATGATATCATACGTATTATGGATGATGACGTAGGTGTAGAGGAATTCATTAGTATTACTAAAGAAGACATCACAGCACGAGGTACTATAAGACCAATAGGTGCTAGGCACTTCTCAGCACAAGCTCAGTTGATGCAGAACCTCAATCAGTTATATGCTAGTCCATTAGCAGCTACCCTCGCTCCACATACCAGTGGTAAGGCTATGACTAAGCTAGTAGAGGATGCATTAGGACTATCACGTTATAGTTTGTTCTCACCTAATATCGGTGTATTTGAACAACAAGAGACAGCTAAGCTTGCTCAACAAGGGCAGGAAGATGCTATTGTAGAGATGGAAGCAGGGGCACCTAATGAAGAAGACGTGGTTTAAAGACCTAAATGAGGATGAGACTAGAGAATTAAAGGTGCAGTTCAATGCATCTGCTGTAGTCTTTCAGAGGTTAGAAGAGTTAATTGATGCTAAGTTAAAAGAATCTAGTAAGGAGAGCATATCTAAAGCTGGATATGACTGTCCTAACTGGGCTTACAAGCAAGCTGATGTAGTTGGATATCAGCGAGCTTTAGCTGAAATTAAGTCTTTATTAAAATAAATTAAAAATAAATGTTAACTATTTGCCAAAATTCTGGTATAATATATATAAGGGTAATTATATAGAAATACTTAATAAGAGTATTATGTAAGTACTACTAAGTATTATATAAGTATTAATTAAGTATTATACTAGAATATATAAGTAATATAAATAATATATAAACAATTAAGTAATATAAATAACTAAAGGATAAAAGATGACCAATCTTTTTGAAGAAAAGAATTCGGAGAATAACAATTCTCAAAATGCAGTAGAAGTTAATTCGTCTACTAACACTTCAGATAACAATGTATTTGCAGACCAGCTAAGTATGATTACATCTGAAAGTGGTGAGCAGAAGTATGCTACAGTACAGGAAGCGTTAAAAGGATTGTCTAATGCACAATCACACATTCCTAAGATTGAAGCAGATAACAACACCTTACGTGAAGCACTTGAAGCAGCTAACAAGAAGTTAGAGAAAGTGGATTCATTAGAGGATATTGTACAGAAGCTCAGCAGTGGTGAACCTAAAGATGACCAACCAGTCGTTCAACAGGGAGTTTCCTCTGAGGAATTAGAAGCAGTAGTAGCTAAAATGTTACAGAACAACAAGCAACAAGATGCACAACTGAATAATGAATTAGCAGTTAGTAAGCACTTGGTTGATAAGTTCGGTGACAAAGCTCAAGAGGTTATGGCCAGCAAGGCGGAGGAAATGGGTGTTACGGTGAATGATTTACAAAGCCTAGCACGAAAGAGTCCAAAGATTGTCACAGCCATGTTCGGTGCAGGTAAGGTAAGCAAAACAGAAGTAACCACAGGTTCTTCAACAGCTAACTTCCAACAAGCACCCAAGGAGAATGACTTCAAATCTGTTATGTTTGCAGCTAGCTCAGAGGACCTGAGAAATGAAATGGCTAAGCATCGTAATGCAGTATATGAACGTCACGGAATTACACAATAGGAAACACCATGCAAATCACAAGCAATACTCGTGCATTTATCGAGTCAGAGCAGTACAGCTCATTTATCTTAACAAACCTACATGATGGTTTGATGCCAGGAACTTGGTACCGCAATGTCGGTGACTTCGGTTCAGGCGAAACTTTACATATTAAAACAATCGGTGCTGCAACTATTCAGGAAGTTTCTGAAGATACAGCAATCAACTACAGCCCTATCGACACTGGTGAAGTAACACTTCAAATCACTGACTATGTCGGAGATGCGTGGTATGTTTCTGACATCCTACGTCAAGATGGTGCTCAGATTGAAACATTAATGGCACAGCGTGGACAAGAAGCTACTCGTGCTATTCAAGAAGTCTTTGAGACTCGTTACTTCGAAGTATGTAACGCAGCACAAACAAACGCTAATGCTAACACAATCAACGGCTTTGCACATCGCTTGAGCTCTGCTGATTCTAATAACGTATTTCAGTTATCTGATTTAGTTACTTTGAAACTAGCATTCGATAAAGCTAACGTACCTTATGCTGGTCGTGTAGCAGCTATCGACCCAGTGTGTTCAGCAACACTAGACAACTTAACTACTATTACTCATGATGTTACTCCTTTCGGTGAAGCAATCTTGAAGAGTGGTTTTGACCGCGACCATTCGTTCTTATGTGACTTATATGGTTGGAACATCGTAACTAGTAACCGTTTAGAAAAAGGTACTTTCTCTGATGGTACTACTTCTGTAACAGGTGGTGTAGCTAACGTATTCATGTCTATCTTAGATGATAACACTAAGCCTATTATGGCTGCATGGAGACAACAACCTACTGTTGAAGGTGAGCGTAATAAAGACCGTGCACAAGATGAGTTTGTAACACGAGCTCGTTGGGGTATGGGTCCACAACGTTTAGATACATTAGCTATCTATATCACTTCAGCAACTAACATCGCACCTGGCGCATAGGAGTAATATATGTCATACGAATCTAATACAGGTCTAGGCGTAGCTACGCAATACGGTTCTCGCGCAGCGGGTGGCACTGAGGGTGTTGTTAAGACCGAGGGAGTTCGTAATGAGTTCCTTGAGGACTTAGATGCAGACCAGTTGGACTTCGGCTTTCCATCTACTGATGGTTCAGCTTGGGTAACAATGGCTGACGTATCTCAGCTAGGTGGTACTATCACAGCAATCTCTATCGGTGGTGTTGTGGTAACAGCAGCTACCCCTGAAGCTCCAGTCAACATCCCAGCAGGTAATACTGGTGTGATTGTTTATACTGGTTCAGATGGTTCTGGTAAAGCGTTAATCGCTTATAACAAATATCCTTTATAGTATTAAACTATAAGACACAAGGGCTAGTCAGTTTTCTGGCTTAGTCCTTTTTTTTGGAGTAAAATAAATGGCTAACAAGAAACACGGAGCATTGGTTGAAGCTGATGGTCTACATGAGCCAAAGGGTGCAGCAGCAGCTCTAGCTGGCACCCTAATGCGAGCAACTGGTTCAGGTACTACGGAGTGGACAGGTGAGGCTACTTTAAAAATAGCTAGTGCCACTGTAATGCTCTCTACGGTGGACCAGACACCTATTTCAACAGATGTGCCACTACAAGTAATCTTTGATAGTGGTGTTGAGACTGATGATGTAATAGTTACAGCCGCAGGAGTTATTACTATTAAGACCAAGGGCACTTATTTATTAGAAGCCGTAGGTCGTATAGGCAGAACAACGGGTGCTGGTGATGCACATATATTAGTTAGGTACACACTGAATGGCTCCGGTGCAGGGTTTACTGTAGCAGAGACACTAGCTGATGGTAGTTTTTCTTTGCCATATAAAACTACAACTGTTCTAGAATTAGAGGTCGGTGATGTATTAACTGGACAGGTAATGACAGATAGCTCTGGTATTAATAACGGTGGCTTACTTGCATTTACACCAGTAGTGGTTGGGTGGTCCCCAATACCTAGTACATCAGCTACACTGAGTAGACTAGTAGTGGGTTAGGTATAATAATAGGAGAACAGTATGGCTAAGAAAGGTCAGCTAAAGAAGGGTGCTAAGAAAGAGAGCATACGTAAGCGTAAGCAGAACTCTAAACCAGCAGCTAAGAAAGACCGTGCAGCACGTAACAAGGCTCGTAGAGAGGCTATCAAGAAAGGCAAGGTCAAGAAAGGTGACAATCAGGATGTGGACCATAAGGTTCCGTTATCCAAAGGTGGTTCACGTAGTACCTCAAACACTAGGGTAGTATCTCGTAATAAGAATAGGAAGTCTGGTGGAGCTATCGGAGGCAAGCGAGGTAAGGGAAAACCTAAGACTGGTCGTAAGAAGAAAGGAAAGAAATAAATGAGACTTTCAATATTAGATATAGTCCAAGACGTAATGAATGACATGGATGGAGATATGATTAATTCCATTGATGACACATTCGAAGGACAGCAAGTCGCTCAGATAGCTAAGACCACGTACTTCGAATTAATGAGTACACGTAACTGGCCTCATCTAGAACGACTGATACAGTTAGAAGCTAGTACTGATGTAGGCAATCCAACACACATGCGTATGGATGAGAGACTTCGTGAGATGAAGTTCTTGAAGTACAACAAGGTACGTGATGGTGAGACTAGAGTACGCTTTGAGGACATCAAGTACCTCAAGCCAGATGCATTCCTTAATAAGTTAGCTAATCGTAATAACGACTTAGTGCAGTACGACTTAGTGGAAGACGCTGGTACTGGTGTACCTTTTGTAATACAGAACGACAAACAACCGCAGTGGTATACTACCTTCGATGATGAGTGGTTAATCTTTGATTCATATGATATCAATATGGATTCAACACTACAGACATCTAAGTGTCAAGCAATGGGTATAGTTGAACCCTCTTGGCTAATGCAGGATGACTTCATTCCTGACTTACCTGATAGTGCATTCAGTATGTACTTAGCAGAGGTCAAGAGCGTAGCCTTTAGTGCATTAAAGCAATCAGTTAATGGTAAGGCAGAGCAACAGTCCAGTCGTGGACAGAGATGGCTCTCACGTAATCTCAGACGTACTGGTGGTGGTATTCAATACCCCAACTTTGGTCGTAAGGGCAGAAAACATAGTACACATCGCGGTAACGCATATATAGATAAGGACAGTTAAAATGGCAACAGCAAAGAAAGCAACACCTAAAAAGAAAGCACCAGCTAAAAAGAAAGCAGCACTAAGTAAAGCCCCACAACCTGGTGATAAGTACACACCAGCACAGGTGGCTAAAGCAAAGAAGGGTGCTAAAGAAGCCTTAGCAGCAGATGCAGAGCGTAAGAGAAGAAAAGCCCTACATGATAAAGCTAAGAAGGCTGCAAGTAAGAAAAAGGCCGCTAAGAAGAAGGGTAAATAATGAGTCATTTAATATACAAAGAATACAAACTAGTACGTCATATGGGTATGAACCTATACAAGATTACTAGGGATGGTAGTGGTAAGGTACCAGAGTACCTACAGGACACTCTGTACACATCTCCACTAGAGGCACACAAGGACATAGATAAGATGAGTAAGTTGAAGCCTGAGCCTGTGAGAGCCTCTGAGGGGGTATCTGAAGCACCGAAGACTAAGCCGAAAGCTAAACCTAAAGCTAAGAAGAAAGAGACTAAGAAAGAGGATTAATCATGAGTCAGAGTAGACAACCTATTGAGATAAGTAATTTCTCTAAAGGAATACTTACAGAGATTAGCCCACTTAACTTCCCACCAGAAGCTACAAGAGATGAACGTAACTTCATTTTGAATAACAACGGAACTCGTACTCGTAGATTAGGTATGGACTTCGAGCCTAATAGAATACTGCATGACACTGGACTAACTAAGTTAGAAGTAGATGAAGCAGCATTCAATACATTCAAGTGGGAAGATGCAGGGGAGATATTAGGGCAGGATATACTAGTAGTACAAGCAGCTAAGACTCTGTACTTCTTTAATGGTAATACTACAACTAATAGCGATACTGTTGTATCTGTACAAGGGTTGTCCTCGACACAAGATACTAAGGTAATTGTTGCAGCAGCAGATGACAACAGCACTATATTTGATTTTACTATAATAGATGGTATGTTAGTAGTGACCACTGGGTTATCTAAGCCACTACTATTTGAAGCACAACAAGTATTTGATGTGGACTTCAATTCATCTTTACTAGTGGTGCAGTCCAATGAAGTAGGTGAGTTAAAGGTCAGAGATATCTGGGGTATAGAGGATGAACTACCAGTTACAGTAGAGGGTGAGATTGGGCCATTCGCTAATTCTCATATTGATAGGGGAGCTAATATAAACTACAGACCTCATATTAATGTAGTAGGTGGATTAGCTACACTAGATACACAAACACAGAAGCATTTGTATAACCTATATAATCAGGGTTGGCCTCAAGAGACTACTTGGTTGTTTGCAGATGGTGATGGTGATTCTAAGTTACCGGACTGTGAGTCAATGACAGCAGCAAGTAACTGGATTGGAGCTAACGTAGCTTTTGAACTAGACCCATTGAATACTCATACACTACTAGAGGAGGGCGCTCGTTGGCCTTCTAATGCAGATACTTATAGCTTGTTCCTTACCTTTGGTGATGAGTCACCTGCTGAGGTAGAGGCATTCGGTTATAAAGCTATGACTGGTGGTGAGGGATTGAACTACCACAGCCCGAAGGGTAGATTCATTATTGATTTATTCAATCGCGGTAGTAGTAGATTAGAACAAACTAACAAAGCTGTTGTATACACAGTGAGTGAATTACCAGAAGATAGAACTACTGTGTACTCAGAGCAGGACTCTACTGCATCAGCAGGATTGAACTGTATAACTCAGTTTGCAGGTCGGGTGTTCTATAGTGGTATAAGAGGTTCTGTATTAAATGGAGATGACCGTAGTCCTAGACTAGATAGCTATGTAGTGTTCTCACAAGTAGTTAATTATCCATCACAGATATCTCAGTGCTACCAAGAAGCAGACCCTACATCTAAAGAGGACTCTGCACTAGTAGCTACAGATGGTGGACTTATTAGATTAAGTGGTGCTATCGGTATTAACAGAATGGAAGAACTCAACGATACATTAGTTATCTTTGCAGATAATGGTGTATGGCAAGTACTAGGTAGTTCTGATTACGGATTTACAGCAGAAGAATACAGAGTACTACGTGTTAGTACATTCGGTTGTATTAGTAAGAACTCAGTAGTTAATGTAGGTGATGCATTACTGTATTGGTCAGATAGTGGTATCCATGTGATTCAGCAGAGCCCAGAGTCAGGCTTGGCTACAGAGCAATCTCTGTCAGAAACAACTATAAATACACTGTATGATGCTATCCCGAATAAAGATAAATCTATCGGTATGTTCGATACATTCGAAGCTAAGGTACACTGGGTATATGGAGATAATAAAGAGTTAATCTTTGATGTACGTAAGAAAGCATTTACTATGAATGAAGTAGAGAGCTATGCAGGTACGGATTTAGATGTAGGTAAGACCTCATTGAGTTCTTGTTTACTATCTGTATTCAAAGGTGCAGCTTACAGTACTACCTATACTGATGATATAGTAATAGATGAAGGAGGTAATATAGTTGAGGATATCAACCTTAATATAATTACTACTACAGAACGTATAATAGCTCGTAAGCAAAAGGCTGAGTCTAAGTACTTAGTACTAATCCTAGGTGATGACAACGACAGCACTTACTTCTCTTTCTGTAATTACACAGACACAGAGTTCAAGGACTGGTCTGATAACGGAGCACAGGACGGACAGGATGCACCAGCGTATATGTTATTCGGTGCCCTCAGTGGTGGTGAAACACAACGTCAGAAACAAGTACCTTATGCTCACTTCCATTTCAATAAGACTGAGACAGGATTTGAGGGCAGCACAGGGGACATCCTAGCAGTAGGTGAGTCTAGCTGTTTAGTACAAGTTCAGTGGAACTTCACTAACTCTATCAGTAGTAATAAATGGAGTCCTTCATTCCAAGCATACCGTCATAAGAGACTATGGATGCCAGAGGATGTAGATTCTATCTATGATGATGGACAAGAAGTAATCACTACTAAGAACAAACTCAGGGGTCGTGGACGTTCATTGAGTTTACTAGTAGAAACAGAGCCACTTAAAGACTGTCAGTTATTAGGTTGGGCTATGGATATGAATATAAATAACGCTGTGTAATGCAGTGAGGAGAACAGTATGGAACCACTCAGTATAGGGCTTCTTATAGTAGCAGCCCTTGGTACAGCAGAATCTGTACATCAAGGTAACGTAGCCTCACAGGAGGCTGACAGACAAGCAGATACAGCAGCGGCAGCAGCAGAGAGTAAAAGGGTAGCAGGAGTACGTAAGAGTGCAAGAGAGGCTCGTATAGCTCAAGCTAGAGCCCTACAGAAAGCAGAGCTAGGTGGTACAGCAGGTAGTTCTGGTGTAGCTGGGCAGATATCTGATATAACATCTCAGACAGCAGGATTCATAGCACAGACTAATGAAGCAGCATTCCAACAGCAGTCACAGATTAACTCTCAACAGGTAGCTAAACAAGCTCAAGTTAAGGGAGCTAATGCAGGAGCTGTAGCGGGATTAGCAGGTAGTATATTTGCTGCTAGCTATAGTCCTGGTGGTGCAACACCTGATAAGGGTGGTAAGGTTCCAACATATAATGCAGCCAACACTGGATATATGGATACTAATGTAACAACCTTTAATGCGCCAAATAACTTATAGCAGGAAATAGTATGGACAACAAAGCACTAATACCTTTTGGTGAGGAGAAGGGAGCAGATGAGTTAGTTCATTTTGTTGCCTCAACAACCTCATCTGTACAGAATACAAATAAGATTAATAAGAAAGCAGCATGGGCTACTATCAATGAGGGCACCCCTGAAGCTTACGAACAAGTACAGCAAGATGCTTTTGATGAGCAACACTTAACAGACCAAGAGGTCTCAAATAAGAATGCAGAACAACTACAACAGGAATTAAGTAC